GGGTGGAATGGGTAGTGGTCTTGGTGGTGCTGGATTGGGAGGTGCTCTTCCAACAGGTACTCCTGATCTTGCTCCTCCTGCAGACCAAGCAACTGCACCTGTTCCTGGTGGTGGATTTGGAGTTCCAAACTTCTAGGAAACTATATAAGAGTAGATACAACTATTCTTATGTCTGAAGAAGTTAAGGAAGAGATTCAAGAAGAAATCAAAGAAGAGAAAAAAGGTTTCTTCGGTAAAGTAAAATCTGCCATTGTTCCCGATGCTGATGAACAAGCAGCAATAATCTCGACAATGGTCAGAATTACTGTCCTTGCCTGGAGTGGTGGAATACTGACATTAAATTATGTTGCCATACCAGGTGTTCCTCAACAGAAAATTGACCCAACATTTATAGCTTCAGTTTTTACAGGAGTTTTAGCTAGCTTCGGAATTCAGACAGCATCAAAGAAGGGTGATGGAACCATGAAGATGAATGGTAATGGTAATGGTGGTAATGGTGGTCCTGCTCCTGCTACTGCAAAAGATATAGAGGCAATTTTAGCAAAGGCTGGTCCTACTCAAACAATTAGGATAGAACAAGCACCTCTTAAGATTACTACTGATACAGATATTAAAGAAACATTTAAAATGTGAAGATTCTAGCAAAAACTAAGTTTTTGTGCTAGAATGAATTATAGATAAAATTAACGGTATTGAATTAATATGCCTGTATATAGAGATTACGAAATTCGTATTAACTTAAATGAGTTAATCGAAAAGAGGATACCTTGCTGTGATCTCCTGCATCCTGATCATTGCTTTTCAGCAGATCAAATTTCACAAATAGCTCATGATATTAATATGGACTTGGATTTACATCCAGTCTATCATCAGATTGATGAACATATTATGAGATATGTGAAGGCTGCAGGAATTGATAACACAGAGCATTGGGTAGAACCACATTTACCTGATTTGGAGGAATGATAATGTCTGTTGATAATTTTGCAATTCAATTGAAAGAAGGGACTAAAAAATCTCATTCTGCAGCAGAGAACACTACTTTTGTTAAATCCTTCTTACGAGGTGTTGTTAATAAAGAAAGTTATAGGGCATTGGTTAATGACTTATACTTTGTATATTGTGCTTTAGAAGATGAAGTTGGTAAATTAAAAGATCATCCTGTAGTTGGTAATCTTCAATTGCCAGATTTAGAACGTAGGGATTCTTTAGAGATGGATCTTAGATATTATTATGGTCCTATTTGGAGATCTCTCATTAAACCGTCAGAAGCGTGTGAGAGATAGGTAAACCGTATTCGTGAGGTAGCGAAAAATGAACCAGAACTTTTGGTTGGTCACCATTACACCAGATACTTGGGCGACCTCTCAGGGGGTCAAATCCTTAAAGGAATTGCTCAAAAAGCTTTGGAATTGGGGGATGGGCAAGGTCTCAAATTCTATGATTTTGAAAAGATAGATGATACTAAAGCATATAAAGCAGGATATAGGGGAATTCTTAATGATTTACCTATTGACCAGCATCAAGCAGATGCTATAATAGTAGAAGCAAATTATGCTTTTAGATTGAATATGTATATGTTTGATACTCTAGAAGGTAATTGGTTTAAGTCTATACTCAAAATTTTTATTAGTTCTATTTTTAAAAGGAAATGATTTTAGTATTCATTATTGTAGGGTTACTATTTTTTATTATGGGGTATGGATTGTATCTCACTATAGGACCAGGTAAAACAGATTTGCGTGATCCTATTGATGAACATGCAAAAATGCATGAACTAGGTATCGCTCACGGTCATGAAGGTAAAAGATTAGTGATGACAAAAAGGGCACAGGAACAGGATTATCCACAACATAAACACGATTAATTTGTAACCCTAACAGTGTCTGTGAGTCCACACATTAATGCGTAATTATACTCATATGGTATAATAAATAACATTAGTATGGGATTGAAAGAATCATGCCCCTAACGCAACAAAAGCATTACACAGTCGGTTATCACGACTTACAAAAAAATCATTTTGAAATCTGCGAATATGCTGCAGATTCATATGAAGCAATACAACACAGTAAAGAGGATGTTCCAGCATTAAAGGAGCATCCTCATTTTATTGATTACTGCACTAGTGAAGAGGTAAATAATATTTCTCGTCTTATGGCTGCAGGTATCCCAATGGGACACTAAAAAATGAAAAACAATTTAAAGCACGAAATTATGTGGTGGATGAGCAGACTTACAATAATGATGACTTCATTATTTCTTTCTATGACATTAGCAGCACAAGCATATGCTGCTGAAATACAAATGGGTTATGAAGGCAATTTAGTCTTTGAACCAAATGAGGTTACAGTTAATGCAGGTGAGACAGTTACCTTTGTTAATAACGCATTACCTCCTCATAATATCATTGTAGATGGTAGAGCAGATCTATCAAGAGAATCATTGATGTTCAGTCCTGGTGAAACACAAGAGATTGTGTTTGCTGATAAGGGAGATTTTAATTTCAAATGTGCTCCTCATGAGGGTGCTGGAATGAAAGGAGTTATTCATGTACAGTGAAGTTGTCCAGAGTGTAAATATTATGATAGCTTTACTTCTTGTAGGAGTAAGTGTTACAATATACTGGATATTTAAGTACGATGATTGGAATCCTAACCCCAATACTCATAACTATGTCTCCGAATCAAATGATTCAGGACTTAAGGAATTGGGAAGCGGAGCAGACTAGAACTGCTCCAGAAGATTCTATAAATAGCTCACTACAAGAACTGGAGTGGGAAGAAGATGGGAGCTATGACACCCCCAAGTCGGAAGAGTTGTTACAACTTCCGAGTGACAGAGATAGAGAAAGTATTAGACGGGGATACGATAGATGTTCTCATCGACCTTGGATTCGATTTATTCAAGAAAGAACGGGTAAGAATTGCTGGTGTGGACACACCAGAGAAAAGAACTAGAGATTTAGAGGAAAAAGCACTTGGAATGGATGCAACTGAATGGCTTAAAGACAAGCTCGAAAGTACTATTGACGGTGATGATGAGCTTACTATTAGGACTGAACTTGTTGGTGGGGTCGGTAAATATGGTCGTCTTCTTGGGTGGCTTTATATCGGGGATTCAGACCTGTCGCTTAACGAACAAATGATTACTGAAGGATACGCATGGGCTTATGATGGTGGCACTAAACAGAAGAATTTTGAGGATCTACGTCAAATTAGGAGATCGTTTGGGTCACTGGTCGAGTCTTAATCAGACATATATAGATTCACATGGTAAAACAGGCAGACGTACATACGCTGACTGGGAAATACCAACGGAGGAATTTTAAATGGCAGAATTCAACTTTGAGAACTTTAACCAACTTAATGGTTTCGTAACTAATGAGATTATACCATCATGTAAGCAGTTTGATTCACAAATAAGTGAACTTGAGACAAAGATAAAAGATTGTGTTACTGTACAAAGTATGAGTGGTAACACTGTTCAACCAGCTGATTTTGATGAGTTAAAAATTGAGGTTGAAAATATGAAGATTAAAGTAGATGAGATGTTTGGTTCTCTAGATGGTGCTGATCCTTTAGGAACAATAACACTTAGAAATGAAGTTGCTTCTATTAAAAAAGCACTTATATCTCATGGGATTATCACACCATAATGGACTTACAAAAGGTAGCTAGCACAGGGACAGCAGCAGTAGTTCTTGGAACTGGTGCTTTTGTTGGTGGCAATCATCAGATTGATAAGATGCAAGGCGGTCCTCAGAAGAGAGAGGATGCACGTATAGAACAGATACGTCAGGTAGTAAGAGAAGAAGTTTATTTACAATTGGTTAATGCATGGCCAAAAACTTCTGGTCCTGTGAAAGGTCTTGTAGTTCCTAAGAAAGACTATCGTGAACAAGTCCCCCCACAGTAGTAAGGATAGGGTTATTGACCTTATTAGGTTTGTAATCTTTTTTCAGTTAGCCATAGTGGGAGCAACTATATTTGGATGTTTCATGCCTGGTAAGGTATGTGACTCTGATGTTAAGCAACACATTGCTAATATGATGACTGTTATAACTACTTCTACATTCGCATTATATGCCGCAGAAAAATGAAAAACATTCCAATACCAGTACTTACATTCTTAGCAGCACAATTAGGTGGTGCTATATGGTTTGCTGCACAGTTAGATTCTAGAGTAACTAGTCTTGAGACTGAAGATTATACATCACAACTACAGATGATAAAAGAAAATCGTAGATACATCCAAGAAGCAATCATGCCTAGCTATGAAATTGGTGACAACTGGGATAACCCACACCACAATAACTGGGTTAAAGCAGGTGGTTGGAACGATAAGTAATGAAAGGTTACACCAAAGAAGACATTAAAAGGATCTTAGGGTCTTCTTGGCCTACTATGCCTGAAGATCATGAGACTGGTAATCAAGTGAGAAAGAGAATAGGTAGAGAGATACGAGAAGGTAAGAGACCTAAACCCACATTCCCATCAGCAGAGTCAAGGGCAAAACTACCTAACTTTGATGAGAATGGAAAGTACATCTATCCAAAAGGATCAGGGTTTAATTATATGGATTACTTAAGAGATAATCCTAATTCAACAGAAGCAAGTTCGTATGGTAATAAGGTATCTTAATTATTTCTTTTTATAATCCTTTAATCTTTTATCTTGTTCCTTCTCCCTTTTCTTCTCAGCTTTCATTCTCTTAGCATGATCTTTAGCAAAAGGGATTCCGACTAAACCTTTCTTTACCCTATACTCATTTGTTTTTAATTCAGATTGAGTTGGTTTATAAGGAGTCTTACCAAGTATCTTATTTACTTTAGTCATCACCTGTTTAATTGCAGGTTTAAAAACCCTTAGTAGTAAATCTGCTAGGGGTTTTGCTAATAGAGCAGATGCACCAGCAACAGTAGCAATGGCAGCTGTGGTTGTTGCAACATTCGCACTTGGTAGATATTGTTCTACTACACTAATATCCTCATATAATATTACACAGATTTCTTTTTTAGGATTCGCAGGATCTTTTTGTAACTCATATCCAGATACTTTTTCCTCTTGGTTCTGTGCTACGTCACCTATACGTGGCATATTAGGACCAGGACAAGGAACTTCTTCATCTGTTTTAGGGATGGATGGTGTTTCTGGTGTATCGAGATTTGGTTCAGGTGGTGGTGGAACTACAGGTGGTTTCTGTTCATAAGTCATTATCAATTGTTCTGGTTCATAATTCATTGCATCATAATGTGGATATGATCCGTCAGGGCAAAGTGTCATTGCATTGCCATCATCATTCTCAACCAGATCTTTATCGATTGGAATATTATTTTTATGAATTTTATTATCTTTATGTGCTTTTACACAACCAGGTATATCTACAATAGGATTACCAATATTAATTACTACAGGTGGAATTAAGTAATCAACACTGGGTTGTGTTGTCATCCAACGTGGAACATATACATTTGGAATATTATTTGTATATGTATCAGCAACCTGAACAGTTTGATTACCTATTTGATATACACCAGTATTGTATATTGGATTAACATTTATATTATTGGTATTAATATTACCAATTCTATTAATACCCATTAGTCTTTAATATTACCAATAGAGTATGTGCCTAAATCGTCTGCAGTTCCATTTGCTTTTATTTCTACTTTTTTAACTTCTTCTTTAGGTGGTTCTACTTTAATTTCTTGTGAAAAAAG